TTAATAATGCCAAGAGGTTTTCCCATTCCGTCACCCGTTAAGAATTGTTTATCTTCTTCATAAGCAATAGCTTCACCAAATAAGGTAACGAGAAAGTTCGCCAAATTAACAGCGCTATCAGCTAAGAGTTCGTCACTCGTTGGACATAGTCCAATAAGTTTTTTAGCGTTAAGAACGATCTTGCCGAATTTAGGTTGGCTCTCTACTTTCAAAACACTTTCGCCAATCCAATGCAAGTCAACTCCGCCAAACTTATCTGAGCTTTGATCAAGGGTAGGTAAGGTTAGAATATCCCGCGCCATAGGAAATACTCTTGCGCGTGGTCTAACAATAGCACTTTCAGTCGCATATCTGATAACTTCTGAATTAAATTCCTCTGGTACTAAAAATCCGCCAGCGGTGTCATCATCTTCACCAAGAGCCTTATCGTTAGCTTTTAGTAATGATTGTGGCATTCCTCCGCGAGCTAAAACTTTCATATCTTTTACGAACGCTTCCATTTTCGTGGAAAGTTCTATAAAAGGTTTCTTACTTCTCAAAATGCTATCAGTTTGCATTAGTGATCTTTCAAGTGTTTCACTTTTATTGCTTGTCTTTTCTCTTTTGATTTCTTCGGTAAGATCGCCTAATTTCTTGTCAAGGATTTTTTCAAGATCCTTGTAGGTTGAATTTTCTTTAGTTGATTTCTTTTTCTTAATCTTCATTGTTTTGTTGTTTCTTTTAATCTTCGTCTTACAATTTCAATCGCTTTATCAGCAAGGATAAGTAATCTTTCCTCCTTGCTTTTTTGCGTTTTTGCCGACCATACTGGAGTAGTAGGTTTCAGGGATTTTTTGTCCGCTGACTCATTACTAATAGTTTGCTCCAGTTTTTTATTTATATTTTTTAATGTTTTCTCAAGGTCTTCAAATCTTTTCTTCAATGCAGAGGATAGTCTTATGGTCACTACTGATTTATTCTTTTTCTTTGTTTTCGGTTTATCCTTAACTTCTTTTTTTGTTTCTTCCAGCGCTTTTGTGAGTAACGCAAGGTTCATTTTCCTTGCCGTTACAAGCGCCGAGGGTAGCGCAGGTACACTTACCCAAGAAACCTCAAGTAATTCTTGCTTTGTAAATTTAACACCGTAGTCGCTGTCATATAAGCCCTTTTTCATCTCCTTTTCTGTCCAGCGCCTCCACATCTTACCTTCAATTTTTATCTTACCTTTTTTGGCATCTTCTTTAAGAGGCATAAAGCCAACGCTAACTGCATTTAAAAATGAGTCCTGAACAAGCTGTTTGAGTTCTTGTGCAAAAGGAGTCTTTGCAAATACACCCTTTAGTTTTAGTTTTTTATCTTCAACCCAAGTTTTCGTGGCTTTCGCAATCGGCGGATTACTTCTGTCGTGTGACCATAACATTATTGGATTTTTCTTATAGTTATTTAAATACCAGCCGTCAGGGCTGATCGTATCGCCTAACCTATCAACTTTTCCCGATGAAGCAATAACTTCAAATACTCCTGAGTCCTCATCGTCTTTGGCTGTCTTTACTTCTGCGCTTATGTAATGTGTCTTCAACATAATTTTACTTAGATTAATTAATGAATAAATTTTATTCGGGTTTTGGCAATAGCGCACACCTGCAATTTACTATTTCTTCAACTGGCGCGTTCATATCACCAGGGTACATAAGCCCGTTTGAAAATGATTGATTAAGCAATTTTACTTCGCCATTTGTAGCAGCGTGGCTAGGTCTGGTTACTCCATCCATTACGGCCAGCCATTCTTTTTTTTCAATTACTCCGCTTTGTTTGTATGCTTCAAGGTCTGCCGATCCCGCAACTGATAGCGTTTCGGTTCTTGCAATTCTTGTTGCTTCATAGGAAGTTCTACTCTTGAATAGTTTTTTTATTCTTTTTGAAAGATCTCCTATGCCCTCACCCTCACCAATGCCAGTTTTTAATGTTTTTCTTAATTGCTTTTTCGTTGTTTCGTTTATTTCTTTAGCAAATCTTATTGTTTTTTTATTTATAAGGGCTTGCACTCGTTTTGTCATATCAAATTCATCAAGCCCGACAAGCGAAATTGCTTGCTTGCCTCTACGCATATACATATCAACATAAACGGGTTTTGAAACTTCTTTAAATGTTTCAATCTCAATAGTCCAATCAACTAAATCTTCATATTCATTTGCCTTTCCTGTGTATTGGCTGGTTAATGCATCTTGTATTTTTTCCTCTTGGTTTCTAAACAAGGTTATCACAAACAGTTTAAATAATTTTTCGTCAGAGTCCAATCTTTTGATATGTTCTTTTGCATATAATTCTTTTCCTTTTTCATCAAATACCTTTGTCTTTGCTTTCCTATCTAAGAAAAACTTAATCACGTCTTCTTTGATTTTCATTTTAGCTTTTAATTTTGTCTTTCCAGTTAAAACTCTATCCCTTAGTTTTTCTTGCACTTCTTTTTCTTTTCGTTCCCTGTATTTCTTTTCATTTAGCGTTCCAACTTTGACCATACTTGTTGTCACACTTTTTGTTTTCCCTGATGATCCGCCAGCTGGAACACTTGTCATCGGTAAGTAAAAATCCCAACCACCGTCAATCGGAAGCAAACCCTCTTTATCTCTAACTTCATTTATTAGCATCCATTTATTAGTTAGCGCCGAGGCGTATTCTTCTACTATTACTTTTCGGTTTTCAGGCGTGGGATCGTCAAAATCTAAATATAAGTCATCGCCAAATTCAGGAACAAGATATTCGTTTAACTTCTCAACTAATCTTCTAACTTTTGGCTCAATGGTTTCGCTTAAAAATGCGTAAATCTGTGCATCGGCTTCTGCACGGTTCATTCCTTGTATTCCCAGAATTGCCTTAGGCACTCCAAACGCTGTTAAAATCTGTTGAGTGGTAGTTTCGGTTAGCTTCGTAAACTCCATATCTCGCATTGATGTCGTAAGCTGTTGATAAGTTACCGCTTCACCTGTTAAAATGCCCAGTTTATGCGCGTTCTTGTATCCCCCATATTGAGCTGTCCATTTTTTTCTTAATTCTTTTTTTTCGTCATCATCCATTTTTGATTTCGTAACTAACAGCGCTTCGGGTATTGCCGAATTATTAAAAAAATTCATATTCCAGCGTGTAGCAAAGATAGAAGTTCTTATAACATCCATCGCAGCTTTTACTGTTGGCTGTCCGTAAAATGCGCTTTTCGGATTAGGTTGTTTAATGTGAATAATATCTTGTGGTCTGAATATCTTTACTGCGCCATTCGGTATTCTGTATTTATATTCTTTTATAAAATCTGTTTCATCTTCAACAACGGTTACCCAATCAGGTCGCAACTGCCATAACTCCTTAACCTTGCCCGTTGTTTCGCCTCTTGCCTTATACCAATAAGTATTGCCTAAAAGTTCTTGGTATGTTTGCGACATATCCAACATTTCAAACTTCGTTGTAAAGGGATTAACTTGCGCCAATAAGTCAAGCAACGGATGATTTTTTATTTCATCTATTTTCTCTTTTCCCGCAACTCCTTTAACCTTGTATAGTTTAAACTTTGTATTAGCAACTTTTTCGGCGATCTTCCTAACGCAAGCATATACTAAAAAAGACACCGTATAGGAGTCTAAATAATCTTTGTTTGTTGGTCGGCTTAAATTGTCGCCACGCCCTAAGGTATTGCCAACCAAATAATAACTTTTAGTTTTGAATAAACCTGCTACTTTTGAAAATATGTTTTTCTTCAATTTCTCATACTTAGATTTTTACAGATTTTGTTATATTTTATCAAATAGTTTTATGCCCGTCAAGGGTTAGGTGGATAACTCATAACCACTCAAAGGTAGTTTTCTTGGCATAATCGCTTAAAAGTCCTTGTACGGCATAGACAAATGCGTCTGAAAGATCATCGTGAGCTTCTACTCCAAATCCTGTAAGCTGTAAAATTAAATCCTCACAACCTCTTTTAGGAAATAGCACAGTTCCATTTTGTATGTAAGAGGCCACGCTTGTCAACCTTGCGCATTTATCCGCGCCAACCTTTACTCCCGTTACTGGTAGTCCAGCCCTTTCCATTGCCTCAACTTGCATTCGTTGATAAGCAACATCTTCAACCCATAATGGAGTTAGCGTTCCACCGCCGAGCGCCAAGCTAATTTCTTTTCCTTTTCTTGTTGTTTCAAATCCGCTTAAATGCGCGTTAACTGGATTAGGCATAAGATAAACTTTCGGTATTTTTTCGCCTCCTGCGGGGAATAATCTGCCCGATACCATAGCCGTATAATCTGCCGTATCCTTTTTGCTTATGGCTAAGTCAACTCCCGTTCCACTTGCAAGCAATTTTGTTTCAGGAAACTTGTCGTAATATTGAATCCAATCATCTTTGACAACTTGTCCTTCCTCTGGTATTAACTTCAAAAGGTATTCTCTTTGCCACGCTCTCATTCCGATTGAGCTTTTTCCACCAACTTGCTTTTTCTCAACTTCTATGGCTTTCATATCTGGGTATTTTCCTGTCCAAGTTATTTTACCACTTTCATCAAGTAAGGGAAACTCCACTACCTTTCCATTGCGCTCTTTGCTTTCAATCTCTTTTTTTATTCTGTTCATTATTGAGTCCGAGTGCAGTAAATTTCCTATAAGAATATATTTTGTTTTATCTTTTTCGCCCGCAGGGATTACATTACCAGTAAGCCACCTGTGAGTTTTATCCCGTTGCTCTTTAGTTCTTACCATTTCTAAGTCCTCAATGTCATCAATAATTATTAGATCTGGTCGCCATTGTTTAAATCTCGTTCCTCTAACTTTTTGTCCTGTGGATTTCCCGATAACTTTCACATTGTATTTCGGTATTATCAATGATCCTTTTTGCCACTCGTCTTTTTTTTGAGTTTCTTCTTGAACTTCAAATTGCCCAAAATCTTCTATTAATCTTTGGTTGCTTTCCAGTTCGGATTTAATGTTATAAATATGTTCTTTGATCTGTCCATAGGTATCAGAGATTAATATAATAAAGTGAGCCCTGCCAGTTATTATCGCCCAAATTGGATAAAACAACATTGAAATTGTTGTCTTGGCACTTCCTCTAAAAGCTATAATCTCGCTAAACTTTTTGCCACCCTCTAATATCTGATACATTTCTCTTTGAAACGGAGCGGTCGGGTAAAATAAATACTGATTAAAATATATCTTCGCAAACCACATTAAACTTTTTCTTGCGAGTCTTATTCTAAAGTCGGCGCTATCCTTGATTTTCTGTAATATTATTGCTTGCGTTGGTTTAGCCTCCCGTTGTTTGTTTTTGATCTGATTGGATTGTTGGTTTTCCATAATCTAAGTTTATCGCATCTCTTATTAACGCTTCCTCCTCGTCTGATAATTTTTTATGAAGTGCTAACTCGCCCAGTTTTCTTCTAAATATTCCAGCGTCAAATTTAATATCAAACAATCTTTTCTTTAAGTCAACTAAAGTTTTTACTGCAACCAATTTTGTCCGCGTGTCAATAAATACCTCCTCATCTAACTCTATAACCTGCCCTGCCTCGTCTTTTTTCTTAACCTTTATTTTCCTTATATCGTTGGTAATAACCTGCCAACATTCTAAGGCCAGCGCGTTATATTCTACTTCTATTTTTCCTACTTCTTTATTTACTCTTTGCTTTTCTATCCGTTTCGTGTTTTCTTCGTGAACCTTTTTCTTGAGTTTTAGCGCGGTCATATGATCAATCTTGAGTATTTTTGATAACTCATACTTGCTCGCATTTGGTTTCCTAACCAAAATTGACCTTATTTTTTCTTTTACTTCTCTTTTGTATTCAGGCGTCCATTTCATAGTTTTTTATTACAAATAATTTCGTTTCCAAATTTCACTATCAGATTTCTAAAAATTATATTCGCATAGGCATTAAATACAAGTGCTTCTGAACGGCATTTGGTTTTGCCTTTCGGATAAAGTTTTTCTAATTCATCTGCTAATTCATTTAAAAATCTTTTCGTGTATTTCTCTGTAATTGTTTTTGTCTGTAATAACATTTTTTATTTAGATTATATTAGCTTGTTATTTGTTTCAAAACTTTTTCGTTATCGTAATACTCTATTGCCCATTTGAAAGCCCTCTCAGATAATTGCCTCCACTTCTCTTGATCGTTTATCAATTCATTAACTTTTTCTACGAGATTATGCTTATTTACTGCTAAAACTACTTCTCTTGGTATGTGACTATATGGATAAATTATTTTTTCATTTGCTACTACAACGCATTTATAAAACATTGGTTCAATCGTGCTTCTGTTGTAGTGTCCGTAATACTTTTTTGATTGCCCTGTTAGATCAACAGCGAACATTCCTTTTTTGTATTCCTCTTTTAATTCTTTTGGCGTTCTGAAACCAAGATATTCTGAGTTTTCGGGTAGCTTGTCATATAGATTATAATACTCTCTACCGCAACCGAACAAAATGCCTTGCGCCTTGATCTTGCTTAATTCTGTTATGAATAATTTTATTCCTTTCCAGCCTCTCCATTGATTAGCCCAGATGATTGTTTTTTTTGTTTCGGTTTTCTTAAAGTTCTTGTCAAAAATAAACGGATGTAATATTAACTCGTTTTTTATTCCCTTGCCGTCAAGATAATTCTTTACCGCCTGATTTGTTGAATACATTTTGTCAACATATTTTAGCGCTTTTTTGTAGTACGGATAGAACTTATCAAAATATACATCTGATATCGTAACTATTTGTTTTTTCCCTAAGAAATATACTCCGAGCCACCCGCTTCTGTCGTTATGAATACAAGCTGTCGTATGAAACAAAATATCGTATCGCCTATCTAAGAAGCCAAGCGTTTTCCTTAAGTTTGTTAAATCTACGCTTAGCTCTATCCCTTTAACTTTAAACATTTTATCTTTTGCTTCTATTTTAAACTTCTCAACTTTGAATGCACGCTTCTTGTCGGTTAAGATTACGATATCATTTTTTACGCCAAAACTATCAAGAATATTTTTAGTTTCTTCCGCGTGAGTGGCAATGCCTCCGATCTGCCCAATGTCCCAAATTATGATTGCGACTCTTGGATCTTTTTCCATTTGAATCTTAATCTTTTCTCGCCCAACTTATTGTGAAACCATTTACAATAATCTGGGTAATTAGATATTATTTTTTTTAAACTTTTTTGCTTTATTGCTTCACTAAACTTTTGACAACCTCCGCCTTTCGTTCCCGTTCCCTCAACAATGTGAAAGTATCTTTCACTTACCCCTACGCTTTTGTTTCCAGCCAATAAATCTATTAAAAACATTTTTTCCTCGTTGTAATATAAATTGTTTCTATAATTTATTAGTCCGATCTTGCTCTTGTCTATCAAATAAGTGCCAGCTATTTGTCCAATGCTATCAGAATTGTAAAATGCAATGCTCGCAAATTTAGTCCCGATCACGGCTAATCCTTTCGTTCTCATTTCTTTTGCCAAATCATACGCCATAACTTTTATATCTCTTACCTTTTTCAGTTTTCCATTAAAGTTCCTATAACTAAATCCACTCACATCATCATCTATCATCCAAACGGCGTGATCCTGCTTAAAATAGTTTAATGAAAAGTTTCTTGCATATCCTATCCCAGCGCCATTTCTTTTTATATCAACTATGCTGGCTACCGATTTGTATTTCTCGTATTCTTTAATGTCTTGGGGTTCTATAAACAAATAGATATCCTCTTTTCTGAAAAACTTATAAAGTAATTTTAATGTTTTCTGCTCGTTAGCCCGAGCCTTTGAACATATTGCGATCTTTATTCTTGTCATAGAAGTATACATAATTACCCTTTTTATCTTTTCCTTTAGCTTTAACGCTTCCATTCGTAAAGTTCTGAAAATTATTACTCCACTTTAAGTCATTCCAGCCCTTTAAAAAATAGTCATAATAATCCATTTCTCGCATCTTGCCTCTTTTGCCCGCGCCTCCCAAATTCATATATTGAGATAACTTACATTCTTTTCTAAACTTTATTTCTTTTTCGCCGATCTTCAAGGCATCGTCCATCGTAACAAATCCTTTTTGCTTCGCAACTCGCAACAAGTTCGTGTATTGCATCTTTGCATAATTGTTCAATTTTTCCCAGCTGTCCAATATTCCACAGCAACAACCCGTTCCTTCACTCCAATGCTTAAAGTCCACATCGCTGAAAACAGCTTTTAGTCCGTATTTATGGCATAGCTTTAGATATCTTTTAGCCCACATACTTTTTATTTTATAATCCAATCTCACATATCCTGAATATTTACCTTTAAACTTTCGGTAAAACTCCCAAATATCAAATCCAACGGCCATACTTATTTTATCGTAATTTATTCTTGTCTGTTTTCGGCTTCTCGCCCGCCAATCAAGACAAAAGAATTCTGTCGTCACGCTTTCGCATTTCGCCTCAGAGGCGTTTTTAATTAGTTCCTCTAATGTTCTGTCGGTTAATCCTATAATGAACGGTCTGAGCCGTAGTGTCGTTTTAGTACCGACTTCATTTAATTTCTTTAGCACTTCAAATCTTTTCTGCGGGCTGGGAGTTCCAGCTTCAACGAGTCGCGCCTTTTCCGCATCTGTTGTAATTATGCTTGCCTTATAATGCCACCTGTCACCCGCTCGCTTAAACTCATTTAGGTATCTTTCATCTCTTAAAATTAAATCACTCTTGCTACTAAAGCTGACTGGATATTTAATATCGTTTAAGAATTTCATTATCTCAAGCCCGACTCCGTACTTTTCCTCAAACGGGCAAAATGGATCGCTTAACCCTCCCCATTGCATAACAATTTTATTCCTTATGTAGTCTGAGTATGGCGCTTTTTTCTTTAGTAAAAAGATTTTTTTAAAGTTTTCTACATCAACCGCCTTGACTACTTTTTTGTCATAGTTTTCCCGCGCGGGACCGAGTCCGCGAATATACTGGCTAAAACAATAAGAACAATTAAATCCGCAATTACTGTATTGATCAAAAGTCAGCGGTAGCGCACACTCCAAAACTTCACTGGTTATCCTTGGACTATTGTAAGGTTCTAATTTCATTTTTTTATTAACTCAATCAGCTTCTTTATGTCCAACTCAGCTTCTCTATTAGTCTTAAAGGTTTCTTTTATTAGCTTGTACTGCTCAAAGGTTTCAACATAAAAAGCCACCTTTTTTTTCTTGACAGATATCTCTGGTTTTTCAACTGGTATTTCTACCCTTTCGTTTCTGGCAAAAAGTTCTTTTAATTCTTCATCGCTTTTAATCTCCTCGTTATTGTAACTTAGATCATACTGTACGTTTAACATTTCCAATTCGTAATCGTCAAAGCCACTTAATTTTATCTCTGGGTAATCTTTCATTTCTCGTACTAATGCCGTCAATTTTTCTTCATCCCAACTTCCAACAATTTTATTGAGCGCGAGATTTAAAATCTTTTCGCGCCTCTTATCCAAGTCAACAATAATGCAAGGCACTTCTGTCCAGCCCAAATCTTTTGCAACCTTTAATCTTTGGTGTCCACCAATTACGGTCATATCTTTATTGACTATTATCGGCTCAACCATATCAAATGATTTTACTGATTCTTTAAGGTTTTCCAGTTCTTCTTCGCTCATCACTCTTGGATTGTATTCGGCTACCATTAAGAGTTCTATTTTAATTTTTTGTATTTGCATTTTTTTTATCTTTATTCGTTACAATTACTTGCGGTCTTTTTCTTATTTCTACTACTGGGACAAGGATCACTTCGTACTTATCCAGCAATTTCGCTAAGTCACGATTGAACTCTTGCTTTGTTTTTTCCTCGTTTTCTTGCTCAGCTTTTTGGTTATGTTTGAACCACTTTTTTTTAGACATAGTTTTTTCAGGCAAAATAAAATTAGATATTTAATATATCTAATTATCAAATTAAATTTATTTATTTTTATTTCTTTTTCTACTGGAGTTATGACTTGTTTTAATTTTTTCTCAATTTTCATTGTAGGTTTTTGATATTTGTACTGGTCGGTATGTTTCAAGAACAAAAAGAATTTTTTTCTGGTTCGTTTGCACGCTTCTCTTTTTTCGTTAATCCGTTGCCTTATCAGATATTTTTCTCTTTTTGATTTTTTTCTCATAAATACTATTTTAACATCTTTTCTAATATTTTCATATCGGCTATTAGTTTTCTAAGTCGCCAAGACATTTCCCGATCGGGTTCTTTTATCATTGGCTCTTTGTCTTTTTTAAGAAGTTTCAGAAACTCCCAAAAATCTATTACTGCATATATTTCAGGTCTTGCCTCCGAGGTTCTTGGGTCTCTGAAAACCAGCGCCCATTTCTCGGGATCATAGTTGCCAATCTTTGCTTGGCTCTTAGCTTGATCTACCCACTTGTTTATTTTTATTGTGGCTTGGTTCTTTGCTTCAATTAAAAATGGTAAATTTGCAGCTATATCTCCTTTTCTTAATCCCGATCCACTCCCACTTTCACGCCTTGCTAATCCCAATCCCATATCTTCAATCTCTTTTGCTATTAATTTTTCAAAGCGCTTGCCTTTTTCTATTCTTGATTTTGAGTTCATATTTCATTTTGATAAGCATATTCACCGTAAAGTTCTTCTGCTCTTTTATTGTATTCTAAAGCAGCATCAATTTCGTTTTTAAAGCCACCGCGAAACGGCTTAAATCCTTTTCTATAAACCCTTGCTTCCCATTGTTTGCTTCTTGGGTTCCAAGAAACGCCCTTATATTGTGAGCTTGGTAATCTTCCAGCGTGTAGTTTTCTTTTTCTCGCACGATTTGATCCAATACTTGTCTTTGCTACAAATATATTCTCTTTTCTACAATCTAATCCGTTGCGGTTTTCGTGAAGAAAAACGCATCCCTTTTGTTTATTAAGAATAAAATATTCTATATGGATGCCTATGTGTTGCCCTTTAATGTTTATTGTTCGTAATGCTCTATATCCACCACATTTATTATCCTTGCAGGCTTGCCATACAAATCTTGAAAGATAGGCATAATCTTCATCGTCAACTATCACATATTTGCCTTTTGTTAAAGGTATTTTTTTCATTTATCTGTTTAATAACAAGCCCAAATGATTTAAGGAAAACCACAGAAACAATATCACTATTCCTAATACGACTAATGCAATAATGAATAATGCGAAGTTAGGTTTTGGCGGTTTCTCATCTTTCAAAAAATTGCCTACTTCAAAATGTTTCATAAAATTATACTCGGTCTAAAAAATAAAGTTACTATTGTTGCTATGAATACCCAGAAAAGTATCCAGCCGAGCCGTACCCTGATCTTGTGCATTTCTCTTAGCGTTTCTATTGCTATTTCTTTTTCGGTTTTACCCTCGCATTGTTTATAAAAATTACGCATTTCTAACATAGTTTTTTTACACTAATTAAATAACATATAGTTATGTATCAGCCACCGAGCGGAGAAAGTACCACTCCTTAGAAAATGTAACTCTTGAAAAATAATATTGTTTGTCGTGTTTGTGCTTTCAATGAATAATCATCGTTTGCTATGTTTTCGGAAAGAGTAAACCAATGCCTCTTTTTAACATAGCTTCGGTGGCTGGTATATAACTGTAAGCTGGCTCTTAGCGGCAATGTAGGGTAAAAACAAACCCTAATACTAAGCATTTAAGGGCGAAAGGTTCGCCGACACCCACCAGCAATTAATTTTTTAATGTACCTTTTAAGGAAAAAATGTTTGCCCGCTTTTGTTATCCTTACTTGATCTGAATAATATTCTTCACCGTCAAAGTATATTTTGATATTCTCTCCAGAGTGAATTGTCTTTTTTGCAATTAGAATTATTTTTATTTTTATTTTCATTTTGTTTTCTCACTAACCAATGAAGATAAAGAACTTCTTTTATGAGCCATTTACAAAGTGCTATTAAATGTTTTCGGCTCATTATTTTATTCTCGGCTGTTTTTTTTGCGTCAAATGCAAACTGACTTAATCGCTTGTTAGCAAATCTTTTGTTTTGTTCCCGCTCCCAAGCAAACCAAATCCTTGATTTAACTATTTCTACATAATCCTGACTACTTAATTTATCTTGCTCTGTATCCTTTTTATTTTTTATAAGCATATCAGAGCAGATCTGACAAGCAACGAGGTCGTTGTCCTGCGGGTTGTGCCACCACAGACAGCCTACAGATCTGCTCAAATATATTTATAACTTTTTTTTACTAAGTTTTGCATATCTAATTTTTGTTAGCGCCTCTGTTACTATTTGTCTTACTCGTGACCTTGTAACTCCAATCACTTCTGAAATTTCTTCTAATGTATAAATTATACCGTCATCAAAACCGAAACGCATAGATAATATTTTCTTTTCTCTTGCAGATAATAATTCCTCAACCAATATATCTAAAAAAAGACAATAATATCTGATCCTTTCTTTTCTGTTTTTTTCTTTTAATCTTATAATTTCTATTTGATCCGACTTCGCTTTTCTTAGCGCCCTAACTATTCCTTTCCTTAATTGTTTAACTTCTGGATTTAGTTTCATATATTTATAAGCTATTCTTCAACAATAATGCCTAATGCCTTAAAGAACTCTTCTACTTGAGATTTCTTTATTCTGGTATTCCCTCCCCTTCCCCAGAATTTTGCTTCGTGTAGGTTTGCTTCGTATAGGTTTGCTCCGGATAGGTCTGCTTCGTCTAGGTTTGCTCCGGATAGGTCTGCTCCGTGTAGGTTTGTTTCGTATAGGTTTGCTCTGTATAGGTTTGCTCCGTCTAGGTCTGCTTCGGATAGGTTTGCTCCACGCAGGTCTGCTTCGCATAGGTTTGCTTCGTTGGCGGCTTCTACTACTGCTTCTTTAAAAGTTTTTTTGGTAGAAGTAAAAAT